CCCCATTCCATTAGGGCAGCCTCGTTAGTGGCAGGACTTAGAAAAGCATGTGACGCAGCAGCAATGGTAGTTACTGTGGTACGTTGTGCAAGAGAATAAATAGCCATTAGGCCCTCCTATAGAGTTTCACTAATCCGAACTTCACAAGTAAGTCTTGTGCAAGTGGACACAGATTCAATTTCAAAAGCAAACACATCTCCTGCTGTAACAGCAGTTGTCCAGGTAGATAAAGAAGTGTCTGAAGCTAGCTGTTGTGCAGAAAGAGTTAGTTTTTCTGTACCAGCGATGCTATCCGCATTTACTGGAATAGTACCAGCAGCTTTCCATACGTCAACTACAGCACTTCCAGAAACGTCAGCAATAATATTCCAACGATCAATAGTCCCTGAATGTTGGCACACTACATATCCTACACTACCTACTGTTGGAGCAGAACCTCCACCATCAAAAGTCATTCCAACGGTACGCTTAGGACTAGCACCAATGTCGGTAGGAGTGTAAGCAAGAAGTGTCTTAACTTGTGCCACTGTAAGGTCAGCAGGATCAGCAGCACCTCCAGTGTTATTACCTTTAAGAGTACTAGCAGACATGTTGGCAAGTTTAGCGTTGCTTACTACATCATTGTCAATGGTCATGGCTGTGCCACCACCAGAAACTGTTACATCGCCGTAATCAGCATCTGACAATCCACCCCCACCGCCACCAGTAATGTTAATAGTAACTGTGTTAGAGGCACGAGAAGCGGTAACAGCAGCCCCAGTAAAGTTAACTACTGTGGCTGTTCCAGAACTACCAAGGTTAGAGCCTTCGTCTTGAAACTGAATACCTTGTTGAGCATCAGTAATGCCATAACCAGCAATAGTAGTGGGAGTTCCTGTAATTAACGTCCAGTTGATGGAAGTAAGAAGTCCATTAACAATGGTGCGAATCTTCTCAATCCAGTCATTCCATAGACCGGACCCAGGAAGAACGCCAGTTGGTTGTGGGGGAATTAAAGCCATTACGTTTGAGTACCAACAACAGTTCCATCTGTATCAGAGGTCGGAGCTATGTTAGATACACGAAAATCTCCGGTAGAGTCACGCCATCTGTAATAAGGAGACCCGGTAGAACTTGCCCCATCATAAATAACTTCTGGATTAAGCCAACCAATACCAGATGTTACAAATAAACCAGCACCGTCTGTAGTTACAGAACCAATATAAAGTCGTGTAGAATCTCCAGTTTTTACCATATAGCCAGTTAAACTATCTACTACCGGAACAGTAGTAGAAAGTTCTAGAGCCACAACTCCACTTGCTTCTTTTAAATAACAATAATATCTAGTAGAGTTAGACAAAGATGCGTTACTAATAGATAATCCAGAAGACGCTAAAAGATACTCAATCCATTCTCCGGATGTAGACGCTACCCCACCCCCACCACCAGAAAGACGGAGTGGACTAGAACGGCCAGTTCCTGCACCACTCTTAGGCTTAAATTCAAGTAAAGTAGTTGTTGCAGTAATTAATTGGCAATCCTGTCGAACAGAATCAAATAACCAGCCATCGAATCGGGTTTGACCAGTGTAATCAAAGTTGTCCCATACCACACGACGAACTCGGCATGACTGCATATCAGCATTTGATCCGCTGATCTTGAATGCGGTGTATGGGTTGTTTGACGATGTGGCGCGGACCACCATGCCGTCAATTTCTACTTGACGTACAGTATAAGTTGTGCCATCAAACTCTACCCCATTTGTCGCGGTATAGGTATTGTTGTTATAAACCTGACTATTCCGCATCTTAAAGGAAGAAATACCAGTACAATAAACACCACGTTTTTTATTATTTTCAAATGTAGTCGATTGCAGGTCTACGTTATTGCCTAGCCCCGACTGCCCAGGCACGTAAAGGCCCACGTTTTCATTGATTGTGAAAGCGCATCCGCCCATGCGCAGAATCTGGCCTTTCCAGATCATCCCGCCACTAGGTGGAGGGGTAGATACTGAAGTGGCGCCGCATCCTTGAATGAAGCAATGCTCCATGTCAAGGAACGACATTTCATTGCGGCCTGAATCTCCGTCAGCCTTGATGCCCCATCCTGTGCAGTTTTCAATCCGAACTTGACGGAGTTTGGTCATATTTGCGCCATCATTATCACCAACAGTACACGGAATCTCAATGCCGTTACCTGACATACCAATAATGTGGACTTGAGAAACCTCTGTCATGTACGCCGCACGAATCTTTAGAGCAGTGGATGACGTTGGAGAACCTAGTGCTTTAACAGTAAATCCATGAAGAACCGAACCGAGAACTCCTTGGAACGTTACATGGGTGCCTCCGTTAGCGTCAATATTAAACATTGTTCCAGAAGAAACACGATTATCAAAAATAGTGTTACCAATACCGTCTCCAAGAATCTTAGGTCCTGGACCAAACGAATTAGTAAAAGAAGCTGGATAAAAATTAATAGTTGATTCAATTCTATATGTTCCTGATGGAAAATATAAAGACCGGTTAGGTTCAGTTGTCCAAGCTAATGCAATTGCTCCAGCACAATCACTAGATCCCGTTGGATCACAAAAGTATGGATCTAAGGTCATGTTAATAGGAGCAGTATTAACTGCATCATTAACAAAATTAAGCCAATCAGCAACAATAGGAGTTGCCTGATTTACGAAAGTAGTATTAGCCATATGCTTAGTGCTGTCCCATGTTAAGTTCTACCTCAAAAGCTTCCACACGTAATGGTTGGTTTTGAGTATAGGTAAATTTGAATGCACGTTTACGGAAACGTCCTAAACGAGTTACACAGGGTTTTTCATGGTACAGATCTACCGTAAGGCCTGTGTTAAATGTTTGGTAATCATTGTCTGTCCACTGAAGAGTTCCAGTGGAAGAAGCTGTGGGTTTATCGGCCCACACAGTAAGTTCACTCATTGTCTTTTGGCGATAGGTGCCAAACTCTTCATTGTGTGTAGTAATTACACAAGGGAAGGTTGTTCCGTTGTCTTGATATAGACTAGCGCTTGTATTGTAGATTGCTGAATCTCCACTAAGAGCAAAGAAGGTTTTGTACCCTGCTCCAGTTTCAGCAGCAATCCAATGGGTGAAATTAAAATTAGTGCCTACTTGGTAAGCCCAACGACACCACAGCTTACTCTCAATATCTAACACATAACAAGCACTACCAGTGTTCATTACATAAAAGTCATGTCCATTTAAAGATACAATAGAACCACGAATTGTGGTAATGCTAGAGATAGTTAATGAGCGTAGGTGACGACGAATTGCTTCATTGCCCACAGGAGTCATCTTAAAGTCGTCTAGTACATATACGTCTGGTTGGCTTGTATTTTGGCTTGCAATCATATAGATTTTGTTGCCATGAGTAGCTGCACCACCAACAAAACCAGCAAGTTTCACAGGAGTGTCGTTACGCTGAAGAGGGCTGCCTACTTCTACAGCAGCATCCCAGAAATATTCAATAGATTGGGTGCCTACTAGTACAAGATAGTTATTAAGACGAGATAGCCAAGTTACTTGGTCAGGAAGCATTTCACCTGTGATGAAGTTACCTGCCGTCCAAGCAAGAGGATCGTTTAGATCTGAGTTCCAAAGATTTGCTGAATCGGTTTCTACTACGAATAAATAACCATCTAAAAATACTGGATAGGGTAGATGCGCTGGCATGTCTACATCAGCACCAGCAACACGAGTTCCTGCGCTATCAATTGTCTGCATAGTTGTGCCGTCAGTAGCAACTACCTTCACAGAACCGTCATCATAAAGGAATTCAGTAAAACCTACTTCCCCAGACGTAGTAGAAAAAGCAGCAGATAATGTAGTTACTAGGGCAGTAGTGGAGGCATTATAAATACGAATGTCATCATTAACTGCTACAAAAAGACGATTCTGTGATTCCCAAAAATACATGCCACGGACAGATTCAACAGCTACAGAAGCAATAAAGGAAGTGGAACCATCTCGTTTAACTAAGACGATTTCATCTTCCTTTGTGGTTTTGTTTTTAATGAGTTCTGGATAAACGTTTAGATAATCTTCATCTTTACTTGAGTCAGCACCACGATTGCTTAGTTCTTTCACTAAGCGCATCTTCTTTACTTGATAAGTACTTTCAGCAGGTGTCTTAGAAAAGGCCATTAAGCTTCTCGGTTAATTTGAATAAAGACAGAAGTGTTTTCGTAATCAAAGTCTTTGGCAATGTCTAAATGCTTCTCAGCTTCTTTTGCTAGAACTTGACGATCATTTAAAGGCACACCATACTCAGGAGCAAGTAATACCGCTAGGCCATAGACCAAAGCGTTCTGCCATTCTTGAGGGAAGTCCGGAGTTTCACTTGCAGCAGTAAATCCATCCACAGGCTCGGTGTAAGTAAGTTCTACTACATAAGCACTATCGGGCTTGGGCCACAGTTTAAGCACACCAGAATTTACAAACGTCTGGTATGTATATTGATTAGGCTTACCAGTAGAACTAGTGTTAAGTAGGTTAAATTCAGTACGAGCAGTGGGAAATACTTCTTGAGCACTACCACTTGTGTCTCGCACAATAACCGACTGCATTTTTAAAGGAAAGGGGATATTTACAGTTTGACCTACACCAATAGTGTAGCTAGCTGTGTTTACTGTTAATGTGAGAGAATACTGAGTACGCTTCCAAAGAGGCATTCCAAGGGTTTGAAACTCAGCTACAAGACCATTTAATGCAAGTTGACCATTAGCTAAATCTTCTGCGTCAGGAGATTGCCCTTTAGACAACACCCCTAGTTTACGCATAGCAGCAGCAATTAGATCATCACGATCTAGTTCATAAACTGTAGTATTAGAGGTAGTCATGATTAAACGAAGTAAAAGCCACTAAACACAATTTTACTGTTGTTAGCAAAGTTTGTCTCTGTTAAAGCAGTAAAAGTTCCAGAACCACCAACACGTAAAAGTGCTGTAGTAGTGCTGTTTTCAATAGAACCCCACGGAACCGTAGTTACAGACGTAAGGTTAGTATATTCATTAATTTGTACAGAACCCAAATGGGTGGAGTTCTTTGTAAAAGGAAGGCCCGTTAAACGAGCACTACCTGTAGAACTTCCTTTGTTTGAGAGTTCCACAGTACCTGTGAAATAAACTACACGGCCAATTTTCGTATAAAAACCGTCCCGGCCCGAGGCCGCATAAGTAATACCAGTTGTACCACCACCAAAAGAAACACCATATGTAGTGATGGTGCCTTCTTCATAGTCATCTAAGTCATTGGCACCAGAACTAGCTACTTGAGTAGCAGGAAACCGAATGAACGGCTTTTCAACAGTGCTTTCTTCCCGTACTGTACTAGTACCGCCAGTAGAAATATCTACCCGACTAATAATAGTGCTCTTTCGTGAGTACCCTAATGAGCTAGAAGTAAGGTTGGGAATAGGTAAATCAATCACACAGCCAGCGGGAGCATCACTAGTATCCGCAACATGGAATAACACTGGCATATGACCAGCAGTGCCCCAGGCAGTGCTGTGTACCCACATACCACCAATTATTTTAATGTTAAATACGTTACGAGTACGGTCAGCACCCGTAGTGGCAGCATTACCAGAAGTCCAGACTCGACCAATACGGAAGGCATCATAGACAATGGATTCTGTGTATGTGTCATTAAACACTAAGTCATGGGCACCCGTACCTGATCCATCTAGAGGATCAATGACGCAACCTACTTTGTTTCCTTCTAGATTAGTACGATTGAAGGTTTGACCATAAACTGTCTTGGTGTTTACACTTGGTTGCACAAGGATACCAAACCGGCCTTCTTTGAATTGGCAAGCATCCCATTGGCCTAAAGTCATGTCATCAATTAGATGTAGACCAATGTAGCAATTATCAGACATAATCCCTGTAGCATGTACAGGGAAAGTAAATGTAGCATCCCAACCTTTATAGCATTGTGATACCAGAACATCTTTAGCTTTAAATCCCAGGGCATATTCTAAAGAAATACCTACCAGGGAGGTTTCTGCCGTAGAGGTATCAGTAATAGACGCCGAATGAGGACCAATAACATGAAAGCCCGAAAGAACAAATGAAGCAAGTTCATTTACTTGTGCGCTTGAATTAGCACCAAATTTAACTAAATCTCCAGACGTTAGAACAGTATCACTAAAATCTAGAATAGCACCGCTGCCCACAACACCATGACGATGCTGAGTACTAGTGTAGTTAACTCGGAAGTCTAGAGCAGAGAGACAGCGATAAGTGCCAGCAGGGAGGTAAAGAACACTGTTGGCGGCGTTAATCGCATCCCAAGCAGCTTGGATTGCAGCACTGTCGTCTGTTACGCCATCTCCAACTGCACCATAATCTTTAACAGAAACAACTTCTTGTAGCTTAGAAACTAAGGAACGGTCACTGTTTCCTAAATTAAGGTGATATACGCTGTCATTAACATCATTAAGCCAGTCAGCACTGACACGAGTAACACCAGATACAAAGGTGGTATCAGCCATTAAAATCTCCCTGCAATGGCACAACCAGCCCAACCTCGGCCAGCAATACCCCATGAATTATTAACATCACAACTGAATACTCCTAAGTTTGTGTATCCAGCAATCATACAACCGGCAGTACCTACATCTGGGATAGCTTGGATTGTATAAATGTCACATACATTTTCGTTAAACACGTCCTCGGGTTCTGGACGAGTCCAGGGAACTCCTTGACGATCTGGCACTGCACGAACAAAGTCTTGTGGATGACGAGTTTCATAACAAGAAGAGCAAACCATAAGGCCTTGCCATTCCTTCTTAAGTTCATAAGAAGCATACTCAAAACCACAGCGATCACAAATAGCTCGCCATCCCCTACGCATTATTTATCCGCCTTAGTTTTTAGAGTGTCTTTAATTTCTATTAAAGCATTCATAATTGGTTCAAGAGCATCTTTAAGTCTGTCGTAAGGAACATATTCCTTAGCAAGTTTAACTTCTAAATGACCAAGGTCTTTTTGAAGAGTACCAAGGTCATTCTTAAGTTCTTTAACAGCATCCCAAAGTTGTCTAGCAAACCAGCCAATGACTGTTGAAGAAACAACAAGCAGGCCGTTGACAATCCAAATTAAAGTTTGTGCATCCATATTATAAACTAATCGTTAAAGCTGAGAATGTCATCTTCTGACTAGAATATCCTGTAGACACTGGAGCACCACTCCAGATTAAACCTGCTTGGCGACCAGTAAGAGCATAGAGTCCCATTTCAGCCGATAGAAGTCGTCCATAGTTTGTATTAGCATTTTGCCCTGTTAAAGCATAATTTCCAAACTCTGCTGTGACTGTTGGATTGGATAAAGGAGCAAAAGTTAATGTTGCTGCTTGTCCAGTTAATGCATAGCTACCTTGTGCAGCATTCATAGAAAGGTCTACAAGAGCATTAGCTCCCACTAATGTATAACTACCAACCTCAGCATTAAAAGAATAACTACCACTTTTAACTAAAAGAGCATCTACACCAGTTAATGCATAACTTCCCTGTTCGCCTGACATAATACGAGCATAGAGTGTATTAGAAGATTGTCCTGTTAAAGTATAGCTTCCTGGTGCTGCTGTTAATACCAAACCACCGCCGCTTGGCCTCAAGGCAACCGCGGCAATAGACCATTCTTGCGCCGCAACAGCAGTCCATGTCATTGCTTGCGACCCTGTGGAAACCGCCGATTTGTCGCTATGTCCCCGCGTATCACCATCGACAGGCTCATCGCGCAAGGTTTGCGAACCATCTGGCGCTACGTTTGAGCTGGAGTCGAAGTGGTAAAGCGAATCAATGAGCCATGCTTGATCGGTGACAACCGTGACTGACACGGTTGCGGTAGTTGAGCTTCCGGCCGCCGAATTGCTTGCATCGATTGGAGTTGATTGGTCTACTCCGGTAAACGACTGCGCGGAGCCGCGAAGACCATTCGAGCATGCACCTGCCGGGGTGACCGTGATTGTGTCGGTGCCAACCGTGGGAGCGACGAGATACCAGATCGACACTCCGGTTGATACGGCGCCAGCCTGATACACAGCCTCCGTCAGATTTTGCGCCCCAAACGTGACACTAGAGGGCCGTGTGTCGGCCTGTACTACCAAATCTCGCGCTCGGACACAAACAACGAGTACTCTGTCGCTGCCAGAAGCAACCGTATGCGACCACGCCTGCGACGTAGTAGTTGAAATATCTGCCGCGGCAGATGTTGAATCAAGTGCGATTGCCATTGCTTTCCTTTAACGCACGTTCACCGGGCTGCGGATTGTTTGGCATGGAGTAGCGCTTCTATCATGAGCGCCCTTATCAGGCGGGGTCTTCCGCATGCACCAGAGCACGTCACGCGGCGGCACTTCCGTGCTGGTGCCGGTACTGACCACTGGCGATCCAGCCTGCACACTCAAATCCCAGCTATTACCGCTGGAGGGCGTGGTGGTGAATAACGGGTCGCCTTGCGAACCATTCGCGTCGAATCCCGCTGCCTGGGCCAGCCCAAGTGAGCTGTAAGTTGCGGACCAATTCCCGCTACCAGCGCGATAACAATGGTTGTAGTTCCAGACTGAATAACTTGCCAATGATGCGTTTGCAAAGCAGTTACCACTAGACGATGCGCCGGTATAGGCAAGATTGTTGATGACTGTATGGCCGGTTCGCGCCTCTAAGTTAAAGCACCGCGAGCTGGCGTACAACAAGTAGCAAGTGTTGTTGCGGACAATGTTGTTATCTGGCTGATCGTCGCCATCAGCGCCGGAGTTTGAATTGACGCGCAGACCTTGCCCAAAAGTTGACCCGCTGATGTTGTCAATTACCCTATTGTTTTCGATGATCGCGCCAGAGCCGAGGTCGTTATAGATGGCGCTTCCAGAGTAAGCCCCAACCACCGTATTTCCTCGAATCACAAGGCGACGGACAAACTCTTGGCTTGAATAGCCTTTGTTGACCATGATGCCACCGCAAAGAACCGTGGCGGCCGTTTCGACAATCGTGTTTTCCTCAATCAGAACCTGGTCGTGCTGGCCGTGCAGCGTGATATTCCCGCCGCTGCACCCGCTTCCCCCGACTGAATTCCCGGACAACACGTTGCCCCTAATCGTGAGCCGCACGGTGCCTCCGGTTGACGGCCCTGCGGCGCCGATATACATGGCATGACAGCGAGCCGGAGAACACCCACCAACGTCCGTATTAGTGTTATTGTTGGTGAACTCGTTGTATTCAAGCGTTGTGTCCGATGCGCCAGCCCCCTGCCAACCGTCGCCAGTTTGATTGTCATAAACGGAGTTGCGCAAAGTGATGCGAGCAATGGGAGCCGATGCCGTGTTTGACATCAGCGTTCCAGTCTTGAACCCTTCTACTCGAATATTTGTCAGCAGCACGTCCGACGTGCGCCCAAGAAACCACAGGCCAACACCTGTCCCCGCGCCTTCAGCGCGGAAGTGAATACCGCTAAACACATAGCCTTTGTCGTCTACCGTGTTTAGATAGTTGCCAAAGTGAATTGCATCCGTGTTGGCGGGCCAAGATAGCCTCGGGCGCGTTGTAGCTCCGAATGACGCCGTATAAGCTCCGAGCGTTAACGGGCTTGCGGCCGTAGCGTTTGTGTTTGAAATTTCAATTGTAGAAAGCCCGGTCCACGCTCCGCCCTGACAAAACAAGAACCTATCACCCGCTGCGGCGGAATTAAGCGTCGATGCTGTTGGGAACGTCGATTTAGCGAGCGCAGCAGAAAGACCGCTATTCGCGTCGCTTCCGGCAACACACGCCGCATCGGCGCCGGTATCACACTTGCAAAAGTAATTATCCGTTGCATAGGAGTTTGCTGTAAAAAATACAAAAAATAAAAGAATAAAGTTTTTCATGCTGGTGTATAAGTTTGTTCGAGGGATAAATCACTAACATAACCGGCTGCAGTTGAAGCAATGCGTACATATTTGGTTCCAGCGGTCACATTAGAAATAACTAAAGATGTTGTTGAACCATTATTAACAAGATAACGATACTCATATAAAGATGCATTTGGAAACGCTTGTGTTGAAGTAGTCACATATACTACATAACCACTTGCATTTACATCTTGATCCCAAGTAACTGTAAACGATAAAGAACCTGCTGGTAATGAATTTGGATTAGGGATGTCTCCAGCTATCGGATAAAATAAAGATAAAACTTGCCCAGCCAAAACATAACTACCCGCCTCTGCTGTAAGGGAGTAGCTAAGAGATTGACCAATACGTAACCGATAATTAGCCACAAAACCTCCTTAAGAGGCTAAAGGACCATTCGGACGAGAAAGAGTTTTAGCAATAAGGGCAATCTCTTTCTTTAGAGCAAACCAATTTGCTTCCTGCCATTGAGCATCAATTTTAGCAGCAACTTCTGCCGCCTTAACACGAGCAGATTCTGCTTCCGCATTAAGAACAGCAAGGTCTGCTTCAAGTGATTTTTGTGAAGCATATACAGCATCGCGCTTGGCACAAAGTTCGTCGTAACGAGCTTTTAAATTCTTTTCAGTAAATTCCATTTGTATCTCCAATTAAACGAATGTCCAAAGACCGTTAGTGCCGTCAAAGTCAATGGTGAAGGTTTCACCGTTAGACATAGTGATGCTTGAGCCATAGTCATATACGCAGACAAGAGCATCAGCAGGGCTGGTAGCACTGTCGTTGTAAATCCAAATATAACGGAAAGGACCTACAGAACCAGAAGCAGTGAATACTTCATCGGCAATAGTAACCTTAGCAGTACCGGCGGATTCAGTAAGAGTTACCGTATCTAGAGTTAGACCACCACCAGCACCACCAGTATAACCACCACCAGTAGAAATTTGGGTAATGTCAGCAAGAACAGCCATTGTGGTAAGGTTAGGTGTAGTGTTACTAAACGCAGCCTTGAATGTGTGGGAACCCCAAATGTGGACTCCCTTGTTTACTTGCTCAGCATAATCCTGAGCTTTTTGATAAGTTGCCATTTGTTATTCCTTTAATAGAGAGCAATAATGCCAGAAGCACCTGTACCAGTAGAATAAACTTTGTCTACTTGTAAAGCAATGATTCCAACAGGAACGTTTGTAAATTGAATAGTATCTTGTCCATCTGCCATACGAACAGTGATGTTACCAGCAGTGCCTACAAACAAGCCACGAGTAACAGGAAAGGTAGTGGCATCACTAGGAGTAATAGCTACAGCACCGTGCGCTGGTGTAGTTGCGTCTGTACTACGATAAGCTGCCATGTTTAACCTGCGTCAGCGTTAGAGCCGTTGAAGACAATAAAGTTAATTACACCAGCACCAGTATCGGCGGTGGCGGCGTTCAGGTTAGTTACAGTAATCTGGAAAGAACCCGCAGCAACAGCCGTTACAGAAACAATTGAAGTGTCAGCAGTTTGGCCGCTGGCAAGAGCAATAACAGGAACAGAAGTAGCAGTAACATAAGAGTTGGTAACAGTGAACTTAGCTTCAACGCCTGCGGCAAGAGAAGCAGCGTTCATTGTAATTTGTCCTGCTGGAGCATTAATAGTAACACCAGTAGAACGTGAAGTTGCCTGGGTTACAACAGCACCCCGGCGAATACGGATAGGACCGTCAAAAGTTGTACGAGCCATAATAAATTCCTTTAGTCATATACGACACATTGCACTATCGGTATATCGTCTGTCGGGGCAGTTAGTGCAACGAAACACCCGAGAAAGAGCGGGCATCTCACCCGCTCGAAGATTTTACAAACCTTTAAATTTCTAGGCTTTAGGCGCCCGGTGAGCCATAGATGGCACGAGGATCAGTCCAGCCAAAGCTGAAACGACTACGAGCCTTGTACTTGGCGTTTTCGGTGTCAAAGTCTTCGTCCATGCCGAAGGAGTCACCATCACGCTCAAAATACTTCAGACCATCTTGTACGTTGGTCTTGATGAACCAAGCATCAGTGTCGGTGAGATAGTCATTGACGATAATCTCAGGGATGACACCCATTGTCTTGATTGCATTTAGAGTGTTGTCCGCAGAATACACTTGACCATCGGTTTTCAGGATACGAGTAGCTTCAAACATCAGTTCTTTTGGAATGATTAGTTTGGTTGGCTTAGCTTGTACCTTTAGACCACGGTCATTGGTGAAACCACGAATGTCGATAACAGCTTGCTCAAGAGCAGCTTCACTCAGGTCGGTAGCAGTGGCTACACCGTTTGTCCAAGTGCCACCAGCAACGTTAGGATGGCTTGAAGAACCACCACCACCGGCTGAAGCAATTAGAGAAGCACCATCACCACCAGTATAGGAGGTGCTGAATGCACGGTTGTAGATGTTAGCAGCGATGATTTCCTTGTTCTGACGCATAGAGAAAGCAAGGGACTTAGCCTTTTGCTTGCCTACAACATCATACAGATCATCATCCACAGCTTCACGAGTCACGATGAAACCAAGGGCATACACCACATGGTTGTAACGTGAAGTGAAACCTTGACGGCTGGAATCATAAGCAATACCAGCACCTTCAGCTTTAACTGAAGGAAGACCGAACATGCTTACACCAACGTCCTCTTCCCAAGCGCGACGTGAGGTGTGCTTTTCAAAGAGTTTGTCCCACTGAGGAGAAAACTCATTATAGGCATCACCGTACCATTTGTTAACGCCGGGCCATAGAGCCTTGGCAAAACTAGAAGTAGTAATAACTGACATACAAATTCTCCTTTAGATACCAGTTGAGCCAGTAGCAGCCTTGAACTGATGTACGTTGAAACGAACAAGCAGTTTGGCAGAAGCGCCGATTTCATTATCGACACGACGAGCTAGGCCTAGAATGTGGAAGTTGAGGGTGTTGGTAGTAGCCTCAGTGCCAAAGTCTAGATAGGCAGGAGATGTACGGGTAGTTGCATCACGGGTACCGTTTGCATGACTGGCGTTTAGGCCAATGTCAGTGGCAGCAGGAGTACCGTTAGAAGCTTCTACTTCCATGATTACGTTGGGATCGATATTCACTAGCACATAACCGGCTGCGGAAGCAGCAATTTGGTTAACAGCAGGAACATCGAGTGCTAGAGAACCAGTGGTCATTTTACCATCAGGGTCTTGTTTAGCATTTACAATTCCAACAACAACACCTAGAGGTACATCAGAAGCACCACATAGGTCAGCAGTAGGAACACCGTTTTGTGAGGTACTGCCTAGTTTGACAATATCACCCACTAGAATTTCATCGGCTGCGGAAGCAACATAGTAGAGAGCAGTTTGGCCGACAGCCGCACCACCTACTACGTTGGCAACAACGCTAAAGCCTTTAATACGAGAAACGTTTGGCATAAACCATTCCTTTCAATAGATTGAATTTACGCCAATTATTTTTGATTAGCCTCGTGAAACCGAGACTTCAACCTTACCATAATCGGCGCCAGATTTTTGACTTCGTTGTTCTGTGGCGTCAATTTGAGCCTGTTTAGTAGCTTGGTCCTCAATATAGTTGTCTTTATGCTGTCGCATTAAAACTTGCTTAGTACCTTGCCCAACAGAAATTAAACCAGCAGAACCCACTGCCGATGGCTTGTCAACTTGTTTATCGCCAATTGGACCGGCTTTATCACCAGGAACAATTTCATATCCGGCATCAAGGAAACCTTGTACACGGTCAGGATCGGCTTCTAAGTTAACACTAACCAGACGGTAGTGATAGTTTGGATCACGATTTTGTACACTAAGTTTGTTCCTTTGACCAATAGGTACGCGACGTGGGCGCTCACTTGAGCGGGTTACTTTTAGTTCTTTTTCCATTATGCAACTCCTTTTGCTTTGCGGAGGTCCGCTAGATATTGCTCTTTTGTCATGATTCCTTGACGCACAAAATTGTTCATAATTTTCTGCTCTGTCTCATCTAGTTGGATATCATTACCCTTACGACCAGATGGTTGTTTACCTTCACCCACATTAGGAGCATTACTCTTATTGGGGTTTGTGAACTTATGGGGAAACTCAGCTCGAACTGCTTGTTCTACTTTCTGTAAAACTTGTAAAGGAGATAGTTCACCAGCATCAACGGCAGTCTTCATACGAGTGCCAATACGGTCAGCAAAAGCAGTCATGGCTTCATCTTTTTGATACCATGAATTCTTAGATTGCCAATTTTGAAATTCTGCTGGATTAGGGGCTTCATGGACAACAGGTGCATTCACCTCTGCCATTACTTCTTCTGCCTCTTTCTCTACTTCTTTAATGCGATCATCAATTGCCTCAAAACGATCACCATCACTATCTGTGAGAGCTTGTTTACGAGCCATTTTTAATTCGGCAAGAGCACGATTGAACTCAATCTCACGCATCTTGCTATAGTGGCCTTTTAGTTGTTCTAGAGTTTTGTTAACAACCTTAAGTTGTTTACTTTGCTGCTCTAGACGTTCAAACAAAGGTTTACGGCGTACAAATTCTTTTGCATCAATAAACTCATCGTCTGACCCATCAAACTCGGTACGGGGTTTCCATCCCATTGCCAGAGCTTGTTGCTCAAGAGGAGAAACCTCAGGAGCTACTTCTTGTACTTGTTCTTCAACAATTTTAGTTTCTTCAGTCATTCTGCGTCCTTATAAACACAAAGAATATCTTCATCATTAATAATAAGAAATTCTTTTTCACCGTCTTTTACGAATTTCCCACCATACTTGGTAAAACCAATTTTGTCCCCTACTTGGGCACCTTCTGTATAGTCAGGATTTACTTTAGGTCCTAGCTGTAAAACAATACCTGTTTCCATTGCTACTTTGGCTTTTCGTTCGTCTTTTTCAAACTGAAGCCCAAGTGCCTTAGCACGTTTTACAACTTCATCAGTATCTTCCCAATTGAGGGGATTTACTAAAACTCGACAACCAGTTACATTAATCATGTTTCTCCTTTTGAGAAAATTTCTAAAATGTCTTCACAAGCTTGAATGTATCCTTGCTTGCGACGTAGTGTGTGTGGAGGAGTAGATACTAGCTCTACCACAACCTCATTACGGCGTTTTGCTATTTCTTCGCGGGCCGCTTGGGTGATTGGGTGTTGCTTCCACTCGTGGATTTCTGTTTCGCTAATTTAAGTTTCTCCTTCTCTTGGTCCATCTTCTGAGCATGACTTTGTTCATTTTGAACTAGGGCTTGTTGGCCTTTTTGACGCTCAGTGGAGGCATACACATTAGACATTGCAATTTCAGAGGCAGCTTTCACCATTGTGGTTTCTTGCTGCTGTTGCATCTTCTGTGCATGTTCTTGTTGCTTCATCATCATCTGAAGCTGTTTGTCTCGGCTGTTGAGTTCCATCTCCTGCTGCTTGGCTTGAAGGTCCATAGCAGTTTTCTGTTGATCTGCTTCAACCTTGGCTTGAATAGCCATAAGCTTAGGATCAGGTGGGGGAGGAGGAAGTTGTCCAGATTGTTGGACTTGTTGACTAAAGAGTTGTTGCCAATTGGGCTGTTCTTGAGCTTCAAGTACACGAGAGAACACTTGAATTGGATCAAGCATTCCTGGAACCATCGGAAGCAGTTCAAGTAGGCCCTGTGCTTTAAGAAGCTTTTCAGTTTGACTTACAGCAGTAGGATCAGCACCTGGGCAAATATCATACTCATCTGAACTAAAATCTTCTGGACCAACCTCAGTATCTAGTACCGCAACTTGTTTATAAGGATCAATATAAATACTATTGAGCTTATAGATTTTCTTAAATTCTTGACCAAGAGCACGATAAATACGTTTGTAAACAGCCGTAAATACTTTCATGCCCTGTTCAATAGAAGCCATTGTTGTAGTGGCTGGCGTGTTTTGTCCGGGCATCTTTCCAACAAAGATTTCCGCCACGCTAGCAAGCTCTTTTCCGGAAGTGATTAGGCTTCCCATGAGTTGGAAGAGGACAGTTGAAGGGTCTTTAGCAGGAAGCTGTACAAGCTGTTTCTTTAAATCGTCGCCTGTAGAATTTACTTGTTTCCATTCACCGGGCTTAAAGGATGTATCACCAGCTTTAAGCTTGAGGCCCTTACCGATAAAACCACCTTGCATATTGGCAAGGGTGCCTGAGTCAATAAGTTGGTTAATTACTGTGTTAACAGATTCGTTTAAAGGGCCAAGAAGGACACCAAAACCAATATCATAAAAACTACCATCAGGGTTTGGTACAAAACCAAACTTGGTATACATTTGCGTTGGCTTGATTTTGACAATTTTCTTACCTTCAAGCTCTACATCTTCTACATGATAACGGCGTTGAATGGCTAGTACTTTACCAGAGCGACGTTCAAATGTAATAATGTAGGGCTCAGGATACCCATCCTCGTCAATATCGTAGAACGTATGTTGTTCTACAAGCTCATAAGGAACTGTTCCGTCAATAACAGAAACACTAGCATCACTATTATCAGGGAGAGTTGGCTCACCTAAATCAATGTCTTTATAAATACTTTTGTTCTGGTGTTCTTTTAAAACACGAGGACTCATCCATTGGATTTCAGAAATGCGTTCTACAGTGTCTAGAGAACGTGCCCAATAGTCTACAACAATATTTTGTGGTAAGACAACTTTAGAACAAATGAGGTCTTTGTTTGGGTTGTACCATGTTTTCTTAAACATTGTACCAACAACAGGAAGCTGCATAAGCATCTTATCCATGTCTTCTTCCCAATCTTCCATCTCATACATAATTTGGTATGACATGTAGTCGGAGACACGTTCAGCTTTTTCTAGCTTTTGTCCTGTGGGGTCTTTACCAATAACAATACTTTTGACAATTTTACCATTGGAAGGCACAAGGCTTGGATAAGCACGAGCAGCAAACTGCATAGCTGCTGTAGTGAGAAGAGGATATTTTACGTTAGAGGCATTTCTCCAAGGAAAGCTCTTTTCATCACGTTGTTGTTTGGCTAGAGCAATCCAGCTTTCTAAACAGCTTTCCCAATCTTTACGGCTAGCCTTGTCAGCTTCAAAACCTTCTTTACACCAAGAACCAATAGTTGTTAGCAGTTCCTCATCAAGAGACTCTGCTAGATTTTCATTATGTTTTGCAACTTCTTCCTTGGAAATTTCCGGAGAATCTTCCATTTCTGGTTCAATATCCGGTAGTTGTGTTTCGTCCATTTAGGTTTAGCCCTGAGTTAATGAGTTCTTCTTCGTATTCCTCTTCCTCAACTTCGTGTTGCGTTTGGGCTTCAGTTAGTTGATTTAGCATCATACCTAAATATGCAAAAGCATCCACTTGGTCATCGTGAACATCTCGCGGAAAGCGCGTCAGTTCCTCTTCAAAGTTTTGATACCAAGCAGCTTCTTTGTCAAATTTTACGCTTTTTGCACGCATACGAGCCTGAATTGAACGGCTTCGTGCAATTTTATCTTTACCACCATGTTTAAGCTTAATTACGTTAATAAACACACCAGTGGCAAACATTTCTTCATACAAGAAAGGTCCAATTGACTTGGACACCTGCATATCTTCAATACCAATTGCCAAAGGATTGAAACTTCGTTGTAGAGCAATGAGAGTGTCTACAATTTCTCGTGCATCCATGCGATCACGAATGATGTGTTTAATATGAATACATTTGTTTTCATCCACACCAGCAACTAAAAACACGCTGTAGTCAGCGCGTTCGTGTTCTGCAATGGCAAGGTCAACAGTGATGTAGTATTGAAGACGTTTTTTCTTGTCGTCTTCATTAAGTTCTTCAAAATCAATGCGCTTAAAGTAAGCAACACTTTCATCTAGAGGAACGTTTAGGTATTCTTGACTATATACGTCAGGCATACCCATATCAATGTAGTTTTGCCTGATGCCTTTTAGTGTTTGAGCAGAGTGTTTTTCAGGCCAGAGAATGTTTTCAAAATTCTCATCATGGGCTCTATATTTTACACTAAGCCAACCACTTCTTCGTGTTTCACTCCACAGCTTAAGAGCTTCTTGATGACTCCATTTATCAAAGGGTTTTGGCATTAGACGCTCAAGTAGAGAGTCCATGTGCAAAATAGTACCTACAACACGAATAATTCCTTTGGAAGACAAGCAAGGCAGTAGGGCTGAATAGAACCAACGCCGCATTTTCTCACGACGATCCTTGTTCATTACAAGCTCATCGTTCTCCATATCGTCACAGATGATAATATCTGGACGAGTGCCATTCCAAATGAGTCCCCGAAGCTTTTGTTCAGCGCCTTTAGCCATAACACGGAATTTATGACCATCTTCAAACTGAACAACAATATCGGTTTCGGTTTCTTTGATGAATTTTACTTGGCCTTTGTCATCACGTTTAAGGCCAAAAAGCTCAATAAGAGCTTGGTTTTCTTGTAGCTGTTCTTTGAAATATCCCAAGAACATTGAAGCCTGGGATTCAGTGTCGGACACAAGAAGCATGAATTTACGTTCGCGGAACAGAAGAGTGGCAAGGCCATAACAAACCGTACCACCTGTGGTTTTAGCGTGTCCACGCGGAGCAGACACAGCCACTTGTTTAATTGGGCTTGTAAACAGTTTCCACATTTCTTTGTGGAACTCTGGTGTTTTTACAGCGCCATCAAACTTGCTTGCTAAAACACTTCCTACGAAGCCTTCGAGAACTTCTTGTGTAAGCACAATTAAATATTAAGCTTTTTCTTAAGCTCTTTGATTTCTTGGTTTAGTTTTTCAACTTTATCTGGATTCTTGCGGCCCCATGAAACACCTCCTACAAAGGCTAGTCCAAGGACAATGGCAACACCAAAAAGTTGGATGAATTCAATAGGAATGGTCATGATTCTCTTTTACTCCGTTGACTTTTTAAACTACCATCAGCGTTTCTGGAAAAGCTACGGTTGCTACTGGCAGATACCACCCGTGTGTTGCGTCTGTCATTGGAACCTCCCTTAGATAAGGGGATGATGTGATCGAGGTCTTTTCCATCTCCCTTGCTAGTACGTCCGCTAGCATTGGATGCATTACGTGCCACGGTACGGGCGCTCCTCCGAGAACGCTGTTCTGCACTTGAGTGGTAGAGTTGGTATTCACGTTCATAATCACGCTTGCCGTTCTTCATGTAAGGCATCAGTGTCTTCCTTTTCAACTAAAACGGCGTCAATAACATCCTCTGGAATTGGGATTTTCTTTCCTTTGGAAAGGTCTGCAAAGGCTTGAGCAAGCTTGTTGAGCTTCTCTTCAATTTGTTCTGTAGCCACCACAAAGCTATCGGTTTTATCAAATTTATCCACAAGCTGAGCAGCCTGGAAAGCCACAGTGGAAACATCCCGTAGGGAAGCTGGTTTACGTTGAAGCTCCCCTGTTTTCTGGTTGAGCACCCAATCGCCATTCTCCATACGATCTTCCATCACAGACCAGGATTTGTCAACAATTTTACGAAGTTTTGAAGAAAGGACAATTTTGTCTTCCTTCTTAATTTCATTGACTAAATCGGCCCACCAGTCGGTGCGTTTCCACAGCCAAATGGTACGTTCTGAAATTTTGAGAGTGGCGGCGGTAAGTGCAACACTACCTAACGTCAGGTATAAGGTTACAGCATCCAGCTTTTGCTTATCGGTGTAATGAGGTTTAAGAGAGGAAGACATTTGTCAAGCTTTGTTACAAAGAATTTCTAAGCATCTATTATACCATAAAAATACGTAAAAGTCAAGATATGTTACAAACTGTTACCTTTATAAATTGTCAGATTGTTTTTTTTTGATACGTAAATGCATAATAAGTGTAACAATATGTAACAACCTATTGACTTTTAAAAAAAATATGATATAATAAAATACAATATAAATACTATAATAATTAAATAAAGATAAAGAATAAAAGTATTTTCTTTCTTTTAAAGAGATTGTTAAGAGAAACCTTTTCTTTCTTTTGTAGCTAAAAGTGTCTTATGTCGCACTCCGTAGGAGAACGTAGTGGTGCGACGGCCCCAAGAATCCAGATAAAGTTGAAAAACTAAACCAAGAAATCAAAGAGCTTAAGAAAAAGCTTAATATTTAATTGTGCTTACACAA